CGCCTCTATTTCGTCGGCGGCCTCTTCATACTCATTGCCCGCGTTTCGCAAAGATTGCAGCGCGCGGTCAGATAGTTTTTTCATTTCAATTCTCCGATTCAGTTCTGCGGCGGGAATGAATTCCCCGCTGTCAAGGCAAAGTCCTGGGGTCATGCAATGGCCCCTTGATCGACTTGGTGCGCCAGAATCAGGGCAGCAAAGCCGGTAGCGTCGTCCCAGGCGGCTGAGAACTCTTTGATCGGCAGGTCACCGCCACTTTCTTCAGCGACTTCGATTGCCCGGTCAAGCGCCTGGGTGTACTCCGTGCGCCACTTGTAGCCGTCAAGGCACATGCCCTCAACCGTCTTGAGCGCACCGTGCAACTGGCGCACCCAAGGCTCCCGCACGCCGCACCGGGCAGCGGCTTCACAGGGTGTGCCGATGACCACCGCCAACGCGGCCAGCAGATCGGTGGCGTCCTCGCCGTCCTCTGCGAGCATGAGCTTCAGGCGCGTGGTGAGGAGCTGGCTTTGGAAGTCGCTCTCTGCCTTGCGCTTGCGCTGGGCGATCTGATCGCGCTTCATGCGCCGACCGTGGGCGGTTGTTTTTTTCACAGGGTTCTGCCTTGCTTTTCTCGGGGGCCAAGCTCTTTCACAGTGCCGTCTCGGTAGCGAAGCTCGTCGCCCATGCGGCTTGGCAGGGCGAGGGCTTGGTTGCAGCCGGGGCGACCATCGTAGGGTGCCAGCTCCAGGCCCTGGTAGAAGCTGCCGTAGGCCACGCGCACGGTGCGGGCTGACCCGTGCTGTTTGTATTGGGCTGGCATCAGAAGATCGAGTGAGTGCCGCGAAAGCTCAAGGGGTCACGGAACGGAATGTCGTCGACCATGTCATCAAAGCTGCTTGGGGCTCGCGGAGCAGGCGCTGGAGCGGGCGCAGGACGTGGGGCAGGGGACTGGGCAGGCGAAGCGCTTTGACTGTCCTGGCGACCTCCAATCATCTGCATATGGTCTGCCAGAATCTCGGTGGTGTACTTGTCGTTGCCGTCTTTGTCAGTCCATTTTCTGGTGCGAAGTTTCCCGACGATCAACACTTGAGACCCCTTGCGCAAGTAGTCTGTGCAGACTTTTGCCAACCCACCAGTGGTTACGATGTTGACCCACTCGGTTTTCTCGCGCTTCTCGCCAGAAGTTTTGTCTTTCCAAGACTCGCCCACAGCGATAGAGAAATTTGCCACAGGGTCTCCGTTGGGGAAAGTTCTTCCTTCAACGTCTTTGCCAAGTCGGCCCACGAAAGTGCATTGGTTTAGATCATTTGACATTTTTGCTCCTGTTTACTGAATGCGGTGGCGCGGTGATGGCGATCTCCATTGACCAGCCTTTTTTTAATCGATACCTCAAGCAGGCAGGGCTAATGCCCGCCGCCCTTGCTGCGTAAGTTAATGTCACTGCCTTTCCATGAATCACCAGAAAGACGTTGCTACTCTTGTTGATAGACTGTTGAGCCTGAGTGGCCCATCGACAATTGGCGGGCTCATAGTTGCCATCGTTGTCAATTCGGTCGATAGTCATTCCCTTGGGCCGGTGCCCCATGTCATCTACGAAGTTTTCAAACGACATCCATCGATTGCATATTGATATGCCGCGACCGCCATATCTTTGCCATTTGTGATTGTTTGGATTGGTGCATCTCTGTATCATCGCGTGCCAAGACTTGTAATCCGATGTGTGTGCCATGCCGTGAGTGGTGGAGCGCTTTGCATTTATTTCTCGGTTCAAGCATCCGCAGGATTGAGTCATTCCGCTCCGAAGTGATTGGCCTAGAACAACTTTTTTGTTGCCGCAGTCGCAAGAGCAAAGCCATTTAGCATTGCCGTGCTTGTCACTGCCTGCGGTTTCCATCACCAAAAACCGAGTGAAGCGAGCGCCAGCCATATCCAGCGTCTTCTTGCTTGACGCTTTCATGGGGCGGCTTTCTCGGCCTCGTACTGCGCTGTTTCGGCTTGGGTGGGTGTGGTCATGGTGTGGTGTGGCTGGTGTGCGCAATGCCCAGCGCCTCGCGCACCCGCTCCAGCAGCTCGGGCAGGCCCGCGCTGTTGTCGATCACTTGGGCGGGCGCAAACTCGGCACCAGTGGTCTCGCTGGGGTGGGCTTGGTGGCTCACGCCGTAGCCTGGGCGCTGCACTTGCCAGATTTCGCCGCCCAGGTCTTTCACGGTTCCGGCCTCGTCGTTAAAGCGCACATCGGTGATGACGATGGCGCTGGTGCGGTGCACATACAGCGCGCTGCCGATGCGGCGCACGATCTTGAAGCGCCAGTAATCGGTGTCTTGCGCGCGCCGGTATTCGGTGCCCCACTTCTGCATGATCCAGCGCGGGCTGCGCGGGGCGGCAAATTCGACCGCAATTTCTGCTGCGGTCATGGCGCAGAGAAAGCCCGCGTCGGTGCACCTGAACAGAGCCAGCGCGCTGATCGGGTGTTCTTTGGTTTCGCGGTTGGTCAGGTAGGCCAGCGGCACGCCAAAGGCTGCGCAGACCTCGGCGCGCAGGGCGTCGGCAAAGGCCAGACGGGTGCCGCCGGTGAGGTGGACGATGGCGTCTGCCGTGGCGTCTTTGCCACTGCCGGCCGGGCCTGTGAGGCCGATGATTCTGGGTTTGGTCATCCTGCCCAGCTCCCGGCAATGAGGTATGAAAGAACGATGGCCAGGCCGGTGACTGCCAGGGCAATCAGCAGGTAGGCGAGCATCTGCAGGCCGCTTTCTGCGGCGAGCGCTTCTTGTTCCTCGGATTCGCCGATCGAGCCGTGGTGGATCACCAGGCGGCTGTCTGGCACCTGCTCGGTGTCTACCGTGTGTAGCGTTGCCAGAGGCACGGTGCGCAGGATCTGTTTAGCGCTGACGGTGCCTTCGCTGGGTTGCACGGGCTGGCCGGCACGCACTCGGCGCACGGCGCGAAGGTGTTGCCCGGCGCTGCGGTTGATTTGCTCGGTGATGCGTTGCATGGCGGCCTCGGCTTGTTGGCTGGGGTTGGTGCTCATTCCGACTCCTTTTTGTTCCTGAAATAGCCCGCCTGCAAGCGGGCTATTTTTTTTGCTGAAAAAAAGCGCAGCAAAGTCGCCGTTTACGAGAGCCACTCCAAAGAGAAATAAGCCAGCGCGATGCCGATGGCGCAGGCCAGCAGCCAGTCGGCCAAGGGCTCGATGTGGCGGCGGTTCAAAGGGCGCTCCTGCTGGCGATCTGGCGCACGATGTAAGGCACGTCTGGGTGCATCGGGTCGATGCTGCGCAGGGCCCAGCGCAGGTAAGCGAGGTCGATGGCGCGCAGCAGGCGGCTGATGCCGATGGAGGTGGCGCGGATCACTTGCGCTCTCCCAGGGTGTGGCGCAGCATCTGCGCGCGCCAGGCTTGCATGGCAGCGGCCACTTCGTCGCGCTCGATGGGCAGCAGTGACAGCTCAAGCGCGGGCTCGGTGTCGGCGAAGTCGGTGGGGGTGACGCCGAAGTGTTCGAGCAGCGCAAAGTCGCTGTCTGGCTCGTTGAGTTCGATGGCTTCCAGGCCGTTGGTGTTTGTCATGTGCCTCTCCGTTGGTGTGAACGTGAGGGCAAGTATCACACCCCGTGTTTATCTTGTCAACACATGGCGTGGTTTATTTGTGCGAAAAAAAACCCACCTTGTGGCGGGATGGCTGCACTCGGTGGGATTTACCCGGCGCAGCTGCTCACGGTGCTGGCTATCGCAACGAGCGTGACGATGGCGCCGATCCCTATGGCGAGGTTAATGTCTTCGCTTTTTTGCAGCGCCCGCTCTTCTGTGGCTTTTCGGGCGTGAAAGTTGGGGTCGGGCGTGAGCTGTGCCTGGCAGTGTTTACAAACGCTGGCCTCTGGTCGTACCCATTCTGCACACGCGGGGCACTTTCGGTGACTGGCAGCGGAGGGGGTTTTGCTGGCGCTGCTTTTGACCGCTGCCAAATCTTCGAAGGCCAGCACAAAAATAGCGCCGAGGATCGGGGTGATAAAACAGGAAAGAACAAACCAGCCAAACCCATTTCGCCCGCGTTTGCTGGCTAAAACACCAACCGCTGCAGAAAATGCAAGCCAAAAAACAAACACCACTTTAGGCTCCTGAGTTTATTTGATCGCGATATTCTGCCTCAGCGTGTTGGCATGTCAGGCTGCGCGGGCCTGCGAAACGGGATGACAATCGCCGTTGTCCTGGTGCCTGGGCTGATCTGAGCTGCCGTTGAGTCGTCGCATTTCGGAAATGATTTTGACGCGTTGCTCGGTGTTCAGGCTTCGGAAAAGATCAACCGCTTCTGCTATGGATGCGTCGTAAGTTGTTGCGGCTGGCTCTTGCGCTCGGCTGTGATGATGGGGGCTACGAGAGACCTCTGTGGTCTCGCTGTAGGGCACTTCGCCAGTGTCTGGCCCACTCAGCAGCCACTCGAGGGGCACGCGAAGTACGCGAGCAATCTCGGCAATTTTGTCGCCACCTGTTCCCCTGGGCCGGTTTTCCAGGTTGCCTATGGCGCTTTGCTTTGCATAGCCGACAGCCAACGCCAATGCCTCGCCGCTCATTCCTCGCGCGTTGCGTGCTTGCCTGACTCTTTCACCCACTGTTTTCATGGAAGACCATTGAACACGCGCAATGATCTGCCGGGGTGTTGACCTGTTAACACACCGCGTGGTAAAGTGTGGTCATGAACTCTGAAACTTTCCCTGTTTTGGCTGGCGAGCACGCGGTTGACCGTGCTGCTCGCTTTGTGGGTGGCCGGCCCATCTTGGCCAAGTCTCTCGGCGTCACGGCTGCGGCGATTGGCAACTGGAAGTTTCGCGGTGTGCCGATTGAAATGTGTGTGCCGATTGAGCGGGCCACATTGGGGGTGGTGGGCCGTCAGCACCTGCGCCCCGATTGGATGGACCTTTGGCCTGAGCTGGCCGAGCCCACCACTGAACAGTCCACGGCCTGACCGATGGCCTCTTTTCTCCCCGCCACCACCTTGGCGCGCACACCAGCGCGCTGGCCCGGTCTTTGCCGGCTTCTCCTGGCCACGATGGCTTGGGGCCGGGCCGGTGGTGGGGTGTTTCCTGTGGTGCATGGCGCCACTGTTGCTTTTTTTGTCAACCCAAGGTGCGCAACGGCGCTCAACTTTGTTGCGAGGTGCTCATGACCAACCAGATTTCATTGCCCGTTGAGGTGCGGCCCGAGGAGATCCAGCGCAAGCACTCTTTGGGCGGCGCCATTGAGCTTTGCGCCGAGCTGGGCGGCTTTGCGCTTGACAAGGAGCTGCAGCAGCGCCTGGGTGTGGACAAGGCGCAATTCAGCCGCTGGCATGGGGGCACTGAGGGCATTCAGTGGTCGAAGTTCACTGCGCTGATGGATGCCTGCGGCAACGATGCACCGGTGTTGTGGATGCTGCACGCGCGGGGGTACGACCTGCACAGCGTACGCCGCCACGAGAGCACGCTGGAGCGCGAAAACCGTGAGCTGCGTGAAGAGCGGGCGGCGCTGCGCAGGGTGTTGGGGATGGCGGCATGAGCGCGGAGGAGCAGCAGTTGGAGCTTGACATCCAGCGTGTGGGGCGTTGCCTGGTGCGTTTGGTCGAGCTTGGCCAGGTGGATTGCGCGCGGCAGATGGCGCAGATTCAGGCGCGGCTCGTTTGCAGTCGCAGCCCGTCCACGGTGGAGCGCATGGAGCGCGAGCGGGGTTTGGTGTGAACGAGACCGTGCGGTTGTTTGACATGGGATTTTTTGAGCGCCAGCATTACCTGGGCATCGTGAAGCGCAAGCGGGGCCAGGCTGAGCATGACCGGCTCGTCGGTGAGGTGGCGGCCCTGCGCCAGGCCGCCAAGGTAGGCCCCATCTCCCCAGGTGTTGAGAGCGGCGCGCGCGCGCAGCAATCTTCGGATGCAAAGCAGGCGGGCACCCCCGGTGTTGGGTCCTTCCCATGCAACCCTAATGCGGGTCATTCACGGCCCGATGGGTGTGTAGACAGTGGAGCGCCCGGTAACTGATGGCCTCGAATTACGATGACGTGCTGGGGCAGTTGCTGGCCGCCGGCCTGGTGGTTGACCACCTCGACATTGGCCGCATGCGCCGCTGCAAAGTGGACGGCGACCGCGAGAAACGTGGCTGGTATCACCTCCACGAGATCCGCCTCCCGACCGGCGATGACCTGATCGTCGGCAGCTACGGCATCTGGCGCGGTGCCGAAAACAACGCCACCAAGGTGGACGTGCGCAAGTCGGAGCTCACTCGCGAGCAGGCTGACAGCCTGCGCAAGCGCTTGGCCGAAGACAAAAAGCGCGCCGAGCTGGCGCGCAAGGCCGATGGCGAGCGCGCCGCAGCGAAAGCCACCAAAGCCTGGCGCCAATGCACCCCCGATGGCGACTGCGACTACCTGCACAAAAAGGGCGTGGGCGCCCACGGTGTGCGGTTCAGCCCGCAGGGCGCCATGGTGATCCCCATGTTGGACGCATCCAACCAGGTGCACGGCCTGCAGATCATCCGGGGCAAGGGTAAGCCCGGCGAGCGCCGCCGCCTCGAGAAGGAATACTGGCCCGCCGGCCTCATCAAGAAGGGGCACTTCCACTGGATCGGCGGCGTGCCCGATGGCGTGATCCTGCTGGCCGAGGGCTACGCCACCGGCGCCACACTGTTCGAGGCCACCACCTTACCCGTGGCCGTGGCCTTCGATGCGGGCAACCTTGCGCCCGTGGCCGAGGCGCTGCGCAAGCGGTACAAGACCGCCAAGATTCTGATCTGCGCCGACGACGACACCTTCAGCGAAGGCAACCCCGGCGTGACTGCCGCCAGCGCCGCCGCCATGCAAGTGGGCGGCGCCTACGTGGCCCCCGCCTTTGCCGACGAGCCCGCCCGCCGCCTCGCGTTTGACACCAAGGGCCAGAAGCTCAGCGACTTCAACGACCTCTTTGCGCTTGAGGGCCTGCAGGCCGTGCGCGGCCAGGTGTCCGCCCGCCTGCTGGCTCTGGGTTGGCACGCGAGCCGGGCCGTTCGCGCCACAGCACCCGAGGGGGGAGGGGTCGGCGAGCGAAACCCACTGCGCCCCATTGACAGCCTTGATGAGTTGTTGGAGCGCTTTTCCCTCGTGTACGCACAGGGCAGTGTCGTTTTCGACCATCAGGAGCATTGCCTGCTCGCCCTCAGCGACATGCGCGACGCATGTGTTGAGCGCTCGCTGCATCGTGCGTGGTCAGACCACCCCGATCGCCACATCGTCCGGTCTGATGAGGTCGGTTTTGACCCCGGCGAAAAAGACCCAAACATTCGCTGCAACCTGTGGGGCGGTTGGCCAACCACGCCCCGCGCTGGCGACTGTCAGTACCAGGTGGATTTGCTTCGCTACATCTGCGGAACAGAGGCCATGTTTCGGCACGTCCTTTGCTGGTTGGCACTGCCGCTGCAAAGGCCGGGAACGAAGATGAAGACCGCCCTCATCGTTCATGGCCCCCAGGGCACCGGCAAGAACCTGATCTTTGAATCGGTGATGGCCATGTACGGCACCTACGGGCGAATCATTGACCAGTCGGCCGTCGAGGACAAGTTCAACGACTGGGGCAGCCGAAAGCTGTTTCTGATTGCCGATGAGGTGGTTGCGAGGTCGGGCGTGTATCACGTCAAGAACACCTTGAAATCCCTCATCACCGGGGAATTCATACGCATCAACGCCAAAAACATGGCCGCGCGAGACGAGCGAAACCACGTCAACATGGTCTTTCTTTCCAACGAGTCCATGCCCTTGGTGTTGGAAGAAGACGACCGGCGCTATGCCGTGATCTGGACGCCGGAAAAACTGAGCCCGGAGTTTTACCGGGACGCCGCCCGCGAGATTGCCAACGGCGGCAGCGCGGCCTTCCACCAGTATTTGCTTGACCTTGACCTAGGTGACTTCGACGCCGCCACCCTGCCGCCTATGAACACGGCAAAACGCGAGCTGATCGACATCAGCCTAGACAGCCCAAGCCGCTTCATTGTTGACATGGAGCGCGGCGACATTGATGGCCTGCCCGGCCTAAACAGCCCGAAGCTGCTTTCGCCCTGCCTCAGCACTGACCTGTTTGACCTGTACCAGGAATGGTGCCGCCGCCTCGGCCTGCGCGCCATGCACCAACCCAGGTTCATCAACGAGCTTGACCGCAAGCACGGCGGCAAAGTCCAGCGAAAACGCTACGAGACCGAAACCGGAGTCAAGGGGCCTGCTGGTGTCATCTACCTCAAGGGAGGACACGAACTCCCCGTTGCGGGCAGTGAGACGCAGTGGCTTGGCGAGCGCATCGAGATTTTCAAGATCGCCATGCGGGACTACAAAGCGCAGTCCAGCTACAGGATATGAACACAAAAGCATTAAGTTTTACCCCATCTGTGCGGCATGTGCGGCATCTGTGCGGCATCGTGTGCGGCATTAAGTCGTTGATTCATAAGGGATGTGCGGCATGTGCGGCATCTTTCCAACTTCCCCACACATGCGTGCGTGTGCAGGTGTGCGCATGCAGGCGCACACACACGCCGCCGCAGGTGTGCGCAGATGCCGCACATGCCGCACATGCCGCACACACCCATATAAATCATGCACTTACGTGCACCCCCATGCCGCACACGATGCCGCACATGCCGCACACGCGCGCGCCCTCGGTTTATTCCTTTCATTTTTTTAAAAAAGAAAAAGAGATGCCAAAACGAACCATCCGCTGCACCGCCGAAAACGCCGCCCAAGTCCAACGCCTGGTCAAAGCCGACGCCGAACTCACCGCCCTGGTCCAAAGCCTGCAAGCCCAAAACCTCTTCCCCGGCCTTCGCGGCCTCACATTCACGCTTGTGGGCGACGAAAACCACATTGCCAAGGGGTTGGATGCCTGGCCCCTGAAAAATGCGCCAGCGCCCGTTTAAGCCGCCGCCATGAAAACCACCCCGCCCAACCCCGGAATCCCGCCCGAGCAGCTCATCCTGCCGCGCCGCTTCGCCGAGCGCCTCGGCTTCAAACCGCAGTACGGCAACGAGCTGGTGAAAACCGGCCGCGTCGTCATGGCGCCCGACGGCAAGCACCTGCTGCTCGCTGAAAGCCTCGCCCGGTTCGAGGCCACCAAAGACCCCGGCAAGCAGGCTGTGGCCGACCGGCACGCCGCAACCAGATCCGCGCAAGCGCAGGAAAAACCCGAGCCACTGGCCGACAGCGAAGCGGAAGAAGAGCCGCCCACCGATGGCAGCGCCCGCCTGTACGACTACCACGGCGCCAAAGCCAAGCGCGAACACTGGGCCGCCGAGCGCGAGCAGGCCGCCTTTCGAAAAGAAGCCGGCGAACTCTGCGAACTCACCCGCGTGGTCGCCGTGTTTGCCGACGCGGGCGCCACCGTGCGCAGCCGCCTGGAAGCGCTTCCCACCACCCTGGCACCCCAGATCGCCGGGCGCGACGAAGCCACCTGCCGCGCCGCCATTGCCGACCAGGTGGAGCAGGCGCTGCGCGATCTGGAAAGCCGGTTCTACGCCTTCACGGCCGGCCAGCCCGCATGAGCGAAACCTCGTTCTTTGCCGACCCGATCGACAAAGGCCGCCGCGCTTTCGCGCGCGCTGTGGCGCCCCGCAAACCCTTGACCGTCAGCCAATGGGCCGACCTGGAGCGCGTGCTCTCCGCCAAGGGCAGCGCGCAAACCGGCCCCTGGCGCACGGCGGCCAACCCCCCGCTCGGCGAACCCATGGACTGCATGAGCGCGCGCAGCGGCGTGCGCGACACCGTGCTCATGTTCCCGATCCAGTTCGGCAAAACCGAGGTCGCCGTGAACGCCCTCGGCTACGTCATGGACCATGACCCCGGACCGGTCATGGTTTGCCTGCCTGGCGAGGTGTCCATGAACAAGTGGGTCGCCCAAAAGCTGAACCCCACCATCGACGAATCGCCCGCTGTCAAGCGCGCTCTCACCAGCGTGTCCAGCCGCGATTCCGCCAACACCCGCACCTTCAAAGACTTCGCCGGCGGCCAGCTCTTCATCGAACACGCGGGCAGCCCGAGCCGCCTCAAGTCCACCAGCGTGCGCACCCTCATCGTCGATGAGGTAGACGAGTTTTCCAACAACCTCAGCGGCGGCGACGACCCGCTGGAAATGCTCAACGGCCGCACCAGCGCCTTCCCCGCCAGCAGCAAACGCCTCTACATCTCCACACCCCAGATCAAAGGCATCAGCCGCATCGAAGGGCTTTACAACAAAAGCGACCAGCGCCGCTACCACGTTCCTTGCCCCCACTGCGGGCATCGGCAACACCTGCAATGGAGCGGCCTGCAATGGAGCGCGGACGGCGCCCAGGCCTGGTATGTGTGCCAGGAATGCGGCGCCCACATTGAAGAACACCACAAGCCCGCCATGATCGCCGCCGGCGAATGGGTTCCCGGCAACCCCGGCGCCAAAATGCGCGGTTACCACATCAACTGCCTTTATTACCAGTTCGGCCTCGGCCCGCGCTGGGCCGATCTGGTCGAGGTGTGGCGCGAAATACAGGGCGACCCCGCCCGCCTCAAAACCTTCATCAACGACCGCCTGGCCGAGCCCTGGGAAGATCCCGCCATGCGCGCCGTGCGGCACAACGCCATTGCCGACCGCGCCGAGCCCTACCTGCTGCGCACCGCGCCCGCCGGGGTGCTGCGCATCACCGCTGGGGTTGACACGCAAGACAACCGCCTGGCCGTGCAAATCGTCGGCTGGGGCGTGGGCATGGCCTTCTGGGTGTTGGACTACATTGAACTCATGGGTGACCCGGCAGACGAAGCCGTCTGGACCGCGCTCACCGAGCTGCTGAACCGCCCCATCTCCCACGCCAGCGGCGCCACCCTGCGCATCGAAGCCGTCGCCTGCGACATGGGCGGCCACCGCACCGAGGCCGTGAAGTCCTACGCCCGGTCCAACCGCGTGCGCCGCTCCATGGCCATCTTTGGCGCCGTGCCCAACAACGCCCCCGTGCTCAGCAAACCCAAGGCGGCCGACGTCACCTGGCGCGGCCAGAACGACAAGCGAGGCGTTTTCATTTACCAAGTGGGCACCGTCAACGTCAAACACTGGCTCTACGGACGCCTCTCCACCGACGCCGACAAAACCGCCGAAGACCGCCTCACCCATTTCAGCGACGAGCTGCCCCCCGAATACTTCGCCGGCCTCGTCAGCGAAACCTACAACCCCGCCAAAAACCGCTTCGAGAAAAAGCGCGGCGCCCGCAACGAACCGCTTGATACCTGGGCCTACGCCTTCGCCGCAGCCCACCACCCCGAGCTGCGCCTGCACCGCTACCGCGTGGCCGACTGGGAAGCCGCCCAAGCCCAGATCGACCGCCGCCTGGCCGCGCCAGAGGCGCCCGAAGCCGAGGCCCCCATCGCCACCACCACCCCCACCCCGCCGCCCCCGCGCCGCGCCCCACCGCGCGCCGCTCAACCCCGTTACTGGTGACCTCCATGCAAATCAACATCACCACCAACCTCGAAGAAGTGCGCGCCGCCATCGCGCAGTACGGCAACCAGGCCCGCTTCGCTGCCTCGCAAGCTCTGAACCGCACCGCCAAAGATCTCCAGCAAGCCATCCCCGCAGAACTGAGGCGCGTGCTCGACAACCCCACCACATTCACCACTCGAAACAGCACCTATCTAACGCCCGCCAAGAAAAACAATTTAGAGGCCACAGTTGGATTCAAAGACCGCCAGGCCCGCTACATGGCGCTTCAGATCGCCGGTGGCCGGCGCGCGCCCGGCCCTGCTGGCATCAAGCTGCCCGGCAACATTCAACTCAACGGGTTCGGAAACATTCCCAAGGGCACCATTGCCCGGCTCAAGGCGGCGGCAAAAAGCGGCAGCCTTGGCGGCGCGCTTGCCAGGCGCATAAACGCGAGCGGCAAGGGATCGGTACAGCTTTTCTACGGCATCCCGCAAGGCAAGGGCTGGAACAAAGCGCCCATGGGAATATGGCGCCGCAAGCCATCCAGCACGCCAGGTGGCAAGGGAAAGCTGGTTCCGGTGATCGTGTTCAGCAAGACGCCCGCCACCTACAAAGCCAAGTTCAATTTTGAAGGCCTGGCCAAGACCACCACAAACGCCAAGTTTGCCGGCCACTTCAACACCGCGCTTGCCGCCGCCCTCGCCAGCGCCCGCTGATCCCAGCCGAACAAACCCCAGCCCAATCACCGCCCATGATCGAAACCACCAAAAGCCGAAAAGCCGAGCAACAACAGGGCGACGTGTTCGCCGGGCAGTCTTACGACCATGAGGCATACCCTGACGACTTTGTTTGCGACGTGCTGCACCTGGTGTGCCAGATGGTGCCAAATATCACCGGCAAGCTGGCGGCCCAGGTTGACGCTGCGCTGCGCGAGAGGTGGGGCCAATCCCGGCCCTACATCGCACTGCGCCTCGGGCAAGGCCGCAGCGAGCGCAACGAGCGCATCCGCCGCGACTACCTCGCCGGCGAGCGCTTAGAGCTGCTGGAGCGCCGTTACGGCATCACCTCCCGGCGCATCCTGCAGATCATCAAAGCGTGAAGCCGCTTGCCTTAGAGATTTCACCCGCACCTGCCTAAAGTCCCATAAACCACAGGCCCTATTGCGCCCAAAAACCACCGCACCGCATGGCAACACCCAACACCGAGCCCAGCCGCCTGACCGCAGGCGACACCGCCAGCTGGCTCAAGACCCTGGCCGACTACCCCGCCACCGATGGCTGGGCGCTGGCCTACACCCTGATCAACGCCACCGGCAAGATCACCATTGGCAGCACCGCGCAAGGTGCCGATCACCTGGTGGGCGCCAGCGCCACACAATCCGCCGCCTGGCCAGCTGGCGACTACGCCTACAGCGCCCGCGTCAGCCGCACCGTCGCAGCTGTGTTGCAGGCCCACACCGTGAGCGTTGGACGCTTCACGGTCGCGCCTGCATTCGGCGCGGCGAGCAATCTGGAAACGCGCAGCGACGCCAGGATTGCGCTGGACAACATAAACGCTTACCTGGCTGATCCTGGAAACCTTAAAGCATCTAGCTACGCCATCAACAGCGGTGGCGGATCAAGGACCCTAAGCCGCTATCAGCCCGATGAGCTGATCGCCCTAAAAACCCACCTCCAGGCCGAGGTGTCCCGAGAAGACGCCGCCGCTCGTGTGGCGCTGGGCCTGCCCGACAAACGCCGCGTCTTTGTGCGCTTCGGACCCTGACCCACATACCCATGGCCACACACCAGCGCAGCTTACTCAACCGCATCAGCCTGGGCGTGCTCGGGCGCAGCGAGCCCCCGCGCCAGCAGCTTCGCCGCTTTGAGGCAGCTCGAATCGACCGACTGAACGGCGGCTGGTTCAGCACCAGCGAGAGCCTCAACCAAGAGCTGCTTGGCGACCTGGATCTGCTGCGCCATCGCGGGCGAAACCTGATTAACAACAATGATTACGCCCGCAAATTCAAGGGCATGTCAGAAAACAACATCATCGGCCCCGGTGGCATCCGCTACCAGGCCCGCGTGTCAGACGGTCCAGGCCGGCCAGATCGCGCAGCCAATGCCGCCATCGAGGCCGCGCGCAACGAATGGCAGCGCGTGTGCGACGTGTCTGGCCGGTTGCACTTTCGAGACTTCTGCGCCCAGTTGGTCGGCGGCCTGCCCAGCGATGGCGAGTTTCTGGTGCGCATGGTGCGTGGCGCGCCCGCTGCCAACCGCTTCAATTTCGCCCTGCAAGCCATCGACGTTGACCGCATAGACACTACCTACAGCGGCAAACACGGCACCAATACCGTCATCATGGGCGTGGAGGTCAACGACTTCCTGCGCCCCGTGGCAATGCACATTTTTAGCGCCCACCCCAGCGACGGCATCCGCACCAACCGCATTCGTGAGCGCGTGCCCATGAGCGAGCTGATCCACTGCTTTCGCAGCGACCGACCTGGCCAAACGCGCGGCATCCCCTGGATGGCCCCCGGCATGATGACGCTGCACCACCTGGGCGGTTTCATGACCAGCGCCGTGCTCGCGGCCGAACACGGCGCCAACCACTTCGGATTTTTCACCACACCAGACGGCGGCCCGCCGGTGGGCGGCGAAAACGAGCAGGGCGAGACCATCACCACCAGCCAGCCCGGCGTGTACGACACCCTGCCCACCGGTGTCACCTTCCAAGCCCACGAAAGCAAATACCCCGATCAGGCCTTTGGCCCATTCGTCAAGACCGCCCTGCAGCGCGTAGCCACCGGCTGGCGCGTGGCCTATGTGAGCCTGGCCAACGACCTCGAAGGCGTCAGCTACTCCAGCATCCGCAGCGGTGTGTTGGAAGAGCGTGACCGATGGATGGACGATCAGGAATGGTTCATAGAATCCTTCCTGCGCCGGGTCGACGATGCCTGGCTCGAAGCCTCGCTAACCGGTAACGCCATCACCATGCCAAACGGATCAGCTCTCCCGATGGCCAAGCGTCAGAAATTCGCCGCCCGCGAATACCAGCCGCGCCGCTGGGAGTGGGTTGACCCCAAGGGCGACATCGAAGCCAAGGTGTTGATGGTGAAGGCAGGCCTCATGGCCCCGCAAGACCTGGCCGCCGCCATGGGCTACGACTTCGACGACACCTTGACTGCCATCAAAGCCGCGCAAGACCTCGCCGCGCAGCTCGGTGTGAGCCTGCCCGCGTATGACGCGATGCCGGGTGCTGCGCCGCCATTGCCTGCGCGAGTCGCCTGAAACCAGCCCGCCTTAACGCGGGCTTTTTCTTGTCCGGCAGGTGAAGCCGCTTGCCTTAGAGATTTCACCGCTGCCCGCTTGAAATAGCGGCCATGAGCAACCCCCTGCCGATCCCCGAAGCCCTGGCCCGTCGCCTTGACCAAGGCCGCGCCGAGCGCGCGCTTTTCGTCGAGCGCGCCGCCATTGACGAAGCCGCCCGCACCGCCACCCTGGCCTTCGCCAGCGAGGCGCCTTACGAACGCTATTGGGGCATCGAAATTCTGGACACCACAACCACCAGCATGCGCCAAGGCCGGCTGCGCAGCGGTGCCAACCTACTTTGCGACCACGACTCAAGGGATGTCGTCGGCGTTGTCGAATCTGTCGAGATCGGTGCGGACCGTGTAGCCCGCGCCGTGGTGCGCTTTGGAAAAAGCGCCCGGGCAGAAGAGGTCTGGCAAGACGTGGTGGGCGGCATCCGCCGCAACGTGTCTGTCGGCTACCTCATCCACAAGGCGCAACTGATCGAAACGAGCGATGGGCTGGAAACCTACCGCGTGACCGATTGGGAGCCCTTTGAAGTGTCCCTGGTCAGCATACCCGCTGACGCCAGCGTCGGCGTGGGCCGCAGCCTGGAAACCCCCCCAGCCCAAGCACTTGCCCCGGCCGCCAACCTCAACGAACCAACCCCCCTCAAGTCCATGACCACCGACGCCACCAACACCATTCCCGCCGTGAAGATCGAAACCCCTGTGCAGCGCAACCACGCCGCCGAAATCGCCGCAGCCGCTGGCGGCAGCACCCTGCCCGGCGCCAACGACATCGCTATGCGCTCGATTCAATCGGGCCACACCGTTGAGCAGTTCCAGCAGGAACTCATTCGCGCCATGAGCACCAAGCCGCTGCCGTCTGCTGACATCGGCATGGCACCGAAAGAGGTAAAGAGTTACAGCCTGCTGCGCGCTTTGAACGCGCTGGCCAACCCAACCGATGCCTCTGCCCAGCGCGCTGCCGCTTTTGAGCGCGAGTGCTCAGAGTCCACAGCCCAAAAGCTCGGCAAGCAAGCGCGCGGCTTCCTGGTGCCCTACGAAATTCAGAAGCGCGATTTGGTCTCTGGCACGCCCACCGCTGGCGGTAATCTGGTGGCCACCGATCTGCTGAGCGGCAGCTTCATTGACTTGCTGCGCAACGCCATGGTGATCAGCGCCCTGGGCACCCGGATGATGACCGGCCTCAGCGGCAACGTCGCCATTCCAAAGATGACCGGCTCAGCCACCGCCTACTGGGTGGCCGAGAACGGTGCGCCCACCGAGGCACAGCAGACCATTGGCCAGGTGACCATGACGCCCAAGACCGTGGGTGCGTTCACCGACATTTCCCGCCGCCTCATGCTGCAGTCCAGCCTGAGCGTGGAGGCCATGGTGCAGCAAGACCTCGCCACCGTGCTGGGCCTGGCTATTCAGCAGGCCGCCATCAACGGCACCGGCGCATCAAACCAGCCCAGCGGCATCATGACACTGGTCACGCCTGGCGTGATCGGCGGCACCAACGGCCTGTCTCCCACTTGGGCAAACATCGTGGCGTTGGAGACTGGCGTGGCTCTGGCCAATGCCGATGTCGGCTCGATGGCCTACCTCACCAACGCCAAGGTGCGCGGCAAGCTCAAGGGCACAGAGAAGTTCAGCGCTGGCACAGGTGCCCCGGTGTTTGCCGATGGCAACACGCCGCTCAACGGCTATCAGGCCGCAATCACCAACGCGGTGCCGTCAAACCTGGTCAAAGGCAGCAGCGGCGCCAACTGCTCGGCCATCATCTTCGGCAACTTTGCCGACCTGATGATCGGCATGTGGGGCGGGCTTGACCTCACGGTTGACCCCTACAGCGGCAGCTCCGCTGGCACCGTGCGCGTGGTCGCCCTGCAAGACGTGGATATTGCCCTGCGCAACGTCGAGAGCTTCGCCACCATGGTCGACGCCCTCACGGTCTAAGCCCAGGCCCAAGCGATGTTCGTTGAAGACCTCGGCGTGTTCACCAACCCCGCCGAGTTTGGGGAGGTGGCCACCGCCACCACCAAGTTCGGCGAGGTCATCACCCTGCCGGTCATCTTCGACAACGGCTATGAGCCCGCGCTCGGTGGCTTCGCCGAGGCCAGCGGGCCGAGTGCCCTGGTGCAAAGCGCGCTGGTGCAAGACCTCGTGCACGGCAGCCAGATCGAGATCAGCGCGCGCACCTGGCGCGTGGTCGAAATTCGGCCCGATGGCACTGGCATGACCACCCTCGTTCTGGAGCGCGCCGAATGAACAGCGCACTGTTGCAGATCGCCCAGGCGTACACCGCCGCGATGCTGGCCACAAGCCCGCAGCCGCTGGCCGGTGGGCGTGTCTGGCTCAACCGCATGCGCCCTATATCGCAGGCCGACGAGAGCGCCATCGTCATCAGCATCGACGGCGCGCGCGGCACCGAAGTGGTGGTGGGTGCGCTTGACTTTGAGAGCGAAATCCGGGTGGTCTGTTTCGTGCGCGCGGCTGTCACTGGTGGCGAGCCCGCCGCTGCGGTCGACGCGCTGCTGATGGCCGCGTGGTCGCGCATTCAAACCGTCAACCGGCCAGACCTGGGCCTGTTCGGCCCGGCTCAGCTCGACGGGTTGGACTACGACTTCAGCGACCTAGACAGCAGCCTGGTCAGCGCCACCCTGCGCCTGCGCGTGCAACACCGCACCACCACCACCAACCTCGCCCCCTGGGCCTGAGCCACACCCGCCAGCCATGCCAAAAACCGACGCCCCAGACCCCACGCCCAAGACCAAGCCCGAGGCCACGACTGAGCACATCGCCGTGTGGGCCGTGCCAGAGCCCGCCGCCGGCGGCAACTACCTGCGCGATCCCGTCACCGGCGTCATCACCCAAAACCCCGCGCACACGCGCGCACCGGAGTAACTTATGCCCAATCGCTTAACGCGCAACACCGCCATTCTGCTCAAGTTGGAGACCACCTATGGCACGGACTCCTCGCCCACCGGTGCAGCCAACGCCATGCTGGTGTCCAACCTGACCATCAATCCGTTCAACGCCCAAAACGTCGAGCGCGACAACATCCGCCCATTTTTGGGCGGCTCCGAGCAGCTGGTCGGCACCCGGTTTGTGGAGTGCAGCTTTGATCTGGAGATTACCGGCTCTGGCACCGTCGCCACAGCTCCCGCCTGGGGCCCGGCACTGCAAGCGTGCGGCTTTGCCGAGACGCTCACTGCCACCGTGCGCGCCGACTACACCCCTGTCAGCACCAATTTCTCCAGCGCGACCATCGACTACCACACAGACGGCTTGCGCCACAGGCTCACCGGCTGCCGGGGCAATGTGGTCTTCAATCTCGGCGTGGGCGAGCGCCCAGTGATGTCTTTTTCCTTCACCGGCCTCTACGACACGCCCACCGCTGTGGCCAACCCCACTGCCGTGCTCACCGCGTTCCGCGTGCCACAGGTCGTGACCGACGCCAACACCGGCGACATCATCTTGGGTTGTACCCATGCCAACGCCATTGCGCCAGCGCTGGCTTCTGGCACGCCGTTCATTTCGCAAGGCGTGCAGATCGACATGGGCAACACCGTCAACTTCACAGCCCTCTTGGGTGGTGAGACGGTAGACCTTACCCAGCGCGCTGTCACCGCCAGCGTCATGTTTGATCTGAGCGCTGCCGAAGAGGCCGCCGCCTACGCCGCTGTCGAAGCCAACACCCTCACCTCGCTCGGCATGTTGCACGGCACGGTGGCCAACCAGCGCGTTCTGATCTTCTGCCCATCTATGCAGCGCATCAACCCCACCAAGGGCGACGTCAACGGCAAGCTGATGCAGGGCTTTGACATGCGCATGGTGCCGGTGAGTGGCAACGACGAAATCCGCATCGTCACCAGCTTCTAAGCACCGCTTTGTTTTTGAGCGTGGCAGGGCGTGTTGGGTCAATCCACCACGTCTGCCAGCCCGCCTGACTGGCCGCCACGCTCACCCCCAACCCACATCAGGCACCACACACAAGGCACCCCAAATGGCATTCAAACTCAAGGTTGGCAACACGCTGTCCATCCCCGTCAAGCTGGAAATCAACGACGGCGCCAGCAAGCCCGCCGCCTTCAATTTCAAGCTCACGGGCGAGCGCATGAGCGCAGACGAAGCGCGCGCCCAGTTCGATGTGGCCGGTGAAAACGCAGATCGCACCGTCGCCGATTTTCTGCACGAAAAGATTACCGACTGGAGCGGCCAAACCCTGGTGCTCGACGAAGACACCGGCCAGCCCGTGCCATTCAGCCGCGAAGCCTTCACGGCCATGCTGAGCCTGGTGGGTGTGGCCAATGTGATCTACGGCGCCTACGTCACCGAGCTGCTGAAAGCCGCCCCAGCCGAGGCCGCACGAAAAAACTGACCCGCCTCGCCCAGCTGTGCGCCCTGGGCGAGATACAGGCCGACCCCCCAGACGAAGACCACCCAGATGCCCATGCCGAGCCACCAGACACCACCGACCAGGCGCTCGCCGCCTTTGGGCTTGTGCCCGACTGGAGCGCTCACACAAGCGCTGCGCCCATCGATCCAGAAGCCTACTGGCTTTGGCCTGAAAACCTCGTGCATTGGTGGCGCTGGCAGCAGCTGCAAACCCAGTGGCGCTACCGGCCGCACGGCATGGGCGGCGCTGTTCCCTGCGGGCTTGACTACGCCGGCGTCACCGCCTGGCTGCAAGCCCACGGCTGCCACCAGCGCGGGCGTGGCGCGCGCAATCTGCTCGACGCGATCCAATCCATTCAAGCCTGTGAACGCGGGCACCTGCTCGCTGTCACCGAACTTGCCGCGCGCGCTGCCGACTGAACCGAAAGCCCAAGCATGAGAGCGCAAACCGCAGTCATTCGGCTCGCTGTCGAGGGCGCGGCGCAGGTAGAGGGTGCGCTGGGTGGTGTGCAGTCTGGGCTGACCACTCTTGGTGGGGCCGCGGGTGCCGCGCAGCGCAGTTTGAGCACCGTGGGCGGTGCGCTGGCAGCGCTTGGGGTGGGTGTGTCCCTTGGGGCGCTTACCGGCCTGGTGCGAGAGTCTCTCAACACCGCCGATGCCATGACCAAACTGGCACGCTCAACAGGCATCGCAGTGCAAGAGGTGGCAGGCCTGCAGCTTGCTTTCCGTCAAGGCGGCGCAGAAGAAGCCTTCAAGACGTCGATTGCCAAACTCAGCAAAGAAATCGTCGGGGGAAACGAGGCGTTTGCCCGCATGGGCATTGCCCTGCGCGGCAACACGGGAGACCTGAAAAGCACAAGAACCTTGATCGGCGAAGTGGCCGACAAATTCGCCATGTACAAAGACGGCGCCGAAAAAACCGCGCTTGCACAAGAGCTGTTCGGCAGGGCTGGAGCCGATCTGATTCCCATGCTCAATGCCGGCGGCCAAGCCCTTTCCGACTTCGACCAAAAAGCCGCCGATCTGGGACTGACCATCAACGAGACCACCGGCCCGGCGGCTGAAAAATTCAACGACGCCATGGATTTGATGGGCTTGAGGGTCACGGGCGCGGCCATGCAGATCGCCAGCACGCTGCTGCCCACGCTCACCACGCTGGCCGAAGAAATGTCGAAGAACTCCGCGCAGGGAAGCGCGTTTTCTTCAATTGGTAACGGCCTGGCGGTGGTGCTTGAGGCGCTTTCCGTGGTCGGCTCAAATGTGGCGTTTGTCTTTAGGACAATCGCGCGAGACGCAAAGCTGGCTTTTGACTTTGCAGCAAACCTGGCCACCGTGAATTTTTCCGGCATGAAGCCGCTGTTTGACACGTACAGGGCTGAGACCGACGCGGCCCGCAAGGCGCTGGATGAATTTCAAGGCGCTGTTACGCGGGCGCGGTCCCTGGCGTCTGCCGGCGACCTTGACGAGCCGTTTGTCAAGCGCGCAATGGCAAAGGCTAAAAAAGCCGAGGAAGACGCAAAGGCGCTCGCAGTCACGCTGGCATCCGCCGAGGCAGAAAAGAAGCTGGCTGATGTAGGTGCCGCGACCAAATCTGCCCGGCTTGCCGGCGCAGCAGCCATCAAGGCCGAAACCGAAGCCCTGCGCGCCCGCATCGCCGCTGGCCAGTCGGCAAACGCCGCGTTTGACGACGAATTCAAGATCATCGAAGCCGCGCGCGAAGCCGTCGAAGGGCGCATCAAAAGCGGGCGCGAAATGCTCGAATCCATCGAGCGCGAAACCGCCATGCTGGGACTGAGCAACATCGAGCGCGAGCAGGCCATCGCCCTGTTCGCCCTGGAAAAGGCCGGCGTGGTGGCAGGCACCGAGGCCTACGACGCCTACGCCGCCAAGATCCGCGAAGCCATCAGCGCGCGCGGCAACAAACAAACTGCACTCGATGCCATCAAAGCCGAGACCGAAGCCACCGCAAAAGCAGCAGCCGACGCCACAGCCGAGTGGCAGAAAACCGCCGACAGCATCAACAGCAGCCTGACCGACGCACTCATGCGCGGCTTTGAAGACGGCAAAGGCTTTGCCAAGAATCTGCGCGACACGCTGGTCAACATGTTCAAGACGATGGTGCTGCGCCCTGTCATCAGCGCCGTGCTGGCGCCGGTCGCAGGCGTCTTGACTGGTGCGGCCAATGCAGCAACAGGCGCAATTAATGGTGGTGGCGATGTCACGTCGATGATTTCGCAACTCAACAACAGCCTGAGCGGCAGCATCGGCAAGTCGTTTGGCGAGTTCGCGCGCAGCAGCTCGGGGCAGTCGCTAGGCTTGTCCGAAAGCAGCGCGATGGGGCCGCTGCCTGGTGGCGGCTCGCTCACCGCAAACGGCCAACTTGCCAGCCAAGGCTTGCAAGTGTTGGGCGATACCTTGGCCGGTTATGCGCTGGGCAGCATGGCGCGCACCATGATTTCTGGTGGTTACAGCGCCGGCAAAGGCATGGACTCGTTTCAGAAAGTCGGCATAGCGGTCGGCAGCGCCATTGGCGGGCCTGTGGTGGGCGCACTCATCGGGGCAGCGACTGGTTTGTTTAACCGTGCATTTGGTCGCAAGCTCAAAGACTCTGGCGTTGAAGGCACGTTCGGTGGGCAAGAAGGATTCAGCGGCAACAGCTTTGAATTTCTCAAGGGCGGTTTTTTCCGCAGCGACAAGACCAAGACCAACCCGCTCGACGAAGAGGTGCGCAAGGCCTTGGGTGATGCGTTCGGCGCCATGCGCGTTCAAGTCGGTACGTTTGCCAGCGCCTTGGGCTTGAACACAGACCAGATCGCCGGGTTCACTAGCTCAATCAAGCTGTCGCTGAAAGGCCTGTCTGCAGAAGACGCAGACAAGAAAATTCAGGAAGCGCTGGCCACGGCAAACAACGCTTTGGCCGAACAAGTGTTGGGCACGTTTACCAGCGTGACCGAGCAGATCGCAAAATCTGTGCAGATGCGTTCTGGCTTCGGAGATAGCCTCGAAATCTCGTACGCGACTGTCAACGAGACGATCACCAAAACCGCCTACACCGCCAGCGTTTTCGCACGCGATGGCGAGCTGGCAATTGACACACTCAAGCGCCTGAGCGGGAGCCTGCTGGTGGTGAACGCCGTGTTCGACACGCTGGGCAAATCCGCACTTGACACCAGCTTGGCCGGTGGCGACATTGCATCAAAACTTGCTGACGCATTCGGCGGGCTGGAAAACTTGGCCACCGCCACCAGCACCTATTACGAGGCGTTTTACACCGAGCAGGAGCGCACCGCCACGGGCGTTCGCCAGCTCACCGACACGCTGGGCAAGCTGGGCATTGCACTGCCCAACACCGCCGCAGCCGACGCGCTGGCGCAGTACCGCGCATTGGTCGACGCGCAAGACATCACCACCGAGTCGGGCCGCAACACCTACGCCGCGCTGGTGACGCTGGGAGGCGGCTTTGCCCAGCTTGTCAGCAGTACCCAGGCGCTCGGGAAGGCAATCGCTGACACCGCCCCCCTGCTAACCGAAGCCGCCAAAGCCCTGGCAGCCACGAACCAGGGCCTGCAAGACCAAATTGATGTTCTGCAGGGCATCGAGACCGAGCGCGGCCTCGCCCTGCGAGACGCGGGCGACGACAGCACCCGCGCCCTTATGCGCGTGGTGTATGGCCTGCAAGACCTAAAGACCGCCGCCGATGCCGCCAAAGCCCTGGCAGCCACGAACCAGGGCCTGCAAGACCAAATTGATGTTCTGCAGGGCATCGAGACCGAGCGCGGCCTCGCCCTGCGAGACGCGGGCGACGACAGCACCCGCGCCCTTATGCGCGTGGTGTATGGCCTGCAAGACCTAAAGACCGCCGCCGATGCCGCCGCCGACGCGGCCACCAAGCAAACCGACAACGCCTTTGCAGCGCTAGAGCGCGCCGTTGACGCACAGCGCAGGGCCATCGACACCCAGATCAACGCCGCGCAATCGCTCGCCAGCGAAGTCGGCAGCATTTTCGACAGCCTGAAAAGCGCGGTTGACGACCTGTACCGCAGCGTCAACAGCACCGCGCAGCAAAGCGCCGCGCAGGCCCGTGCATTTATCACCAGCAGCCTGAGCGGCGCCCTTGCTACCGGCTCGCTGCCTGACAGCAAGGCATTGCAAGACGCCATCAGTGCCGCACGCGGGGGCATTGATGCGCAGCAGTTCACAAGCCAGTTTGAAGCCGACCGCGCCCGACTGGTGCTGGCTGGCGAACTGAGCCAGCTCAAAGACATCGCAGGCGACCAACTCAGCGAAGCCGAGCGCCAGATCCGGGTGCTTGAGGACCAGCTTGAAGCGCTCAACAAGACGCTGCAAACCGCACGCGAGCAGATCGACGTGATGCGCGGCGTTGATATTAGCGTCAAAAGTGTGGCCGATGCGGTGCGCAGCCTGGGCGTGAGCTTGGCGGCTGAGTTGCAGTCGCTGGGCGGCGCGCTGTCGGCCCGTGCAGCGGCCAGCACCTCGGCAAATTCTGCTGCCATGCAGCCCTACAGCGTCAACGACTCCGGAGCCCAGCGGTCAGCAAAAGTCGAAGCGCAAACGGGCGTGAAGATCGGTGCAGGTGACAGCGCCATGGTCGCTGCTGCCAAGGCGCTCTATCAGTCCGTCAACGGCGGCGCAAGCACCGCAGAGTTCAACTCTGCCGCTGCTCGGGTGGGTGGCAACATCGGGGCAGCACTTGGGTGGGATGGCACGCGGGAACACACCGAGCGGATGCGCAAACAGTACAGCTTTGCCGTCGGCACCAACATCGTCCCGCGCGACATGACCGCTCGCATTCACGAGGGCGAAATGATCGTGCCCAAGGCGTTCAACCCGGCGACATCGGGCATGGGAAACAACGAGCGCCTTGAGCGACTTGTTGAAGGCCTGACCGCCGAAGTCACCCGCCTGCGCGCTGACGTGGCACGCGGCAACGAAAACACCAAACAACTTGCCGACCAATTCGACCAAGTTTCTGCCGGTGGCAACGCCCTTGCAACCGAGGTGATGACATGACAACCGCAAGCGCCAGCATCCTGGCCCCTATCCCTGTCACCCTGGCCATGCTTGCCGCTGGCACCACTGTGCCCGTTGTCGATGCCTCGGTGGGTGAGGTTGCTTGGGCTGTGGGCACCGCCTACGCCGTGGGCGCTCGCGTCAATTACTTGGGCTCAATCTGGGAGTGCGTGTTCGCGCACACAGGCGTGACACCTGGCACCAACGCAACCCGCTGGCTGCGCTTCGGCCCGAGCAACCGCATGGCGCCGTTTGACGACCGGCCAAGCACGCGCACCAGCCGCACCGGCTCGCTCAAATACGAGATCGGCCTGGGCTTTTTTACCGGCTTCTTCCTGTCCGGGCTGGTTGGCGAAAGCATCAACGTCAAAGTGTTGGCAGGCCCTGGTGGCACGGTTGAATTTGAGACCACCCGCGATCTTTTCGACCAAGCGCTCGGGCTGTTCGAGTATCTTTTTCTGCCCCTGCGTCCACTCGGGCAATTGCAGGTGCAAGACCTGCCACTCCTGCCCACCGGGCAGCTGCACATCACGATCACCGCAGCCGGGTCGGGCGCGGTGGGCATCGGCATGGTTGCCGTGGGCTTTTGGGAGACGCTGCTGCGCAGTGGCGATTTTGGCGGCGTGCAATACGGCGCAAGCGCTGAAATCAAGACCTACAGCTACTTCAAGGAAAACCCAGACGGCAGCGTTGAAATCACCCCACGCGGCACAGCCCGAAATATCCGCTGCGCCGTAATGATCGATGCCGATCAAGCCAACGCCGCAGCCGACCTGCTGGCCCGCATTGCGGCGCAGCCAGTGGCGTTTATCGCCAGCGGCATCGGACGCTACGACTACCTCAACACCTTCGGTCTTGTCAGCGGCGATGTGAATGCCGACAACTTCTCAATGTCCACCGTCAACCTCAACATCAAGGGCTACGTCTAATGCCAATACCAGCAGTTGCCGTACCAGCGGCAGTTCTCGCCAGCGAATTCCCGACCAACGCCGACCGCACGGCGGGTACATTCAACAGCAAATCCGTCGCCTGGGCAAACTCAGAAAACGCGATGGCGACCCGCACGCGCGAGATTGCCGAGGCCGCACGGCTCAATGCGCTGACTGCCAACCAAGCGGCGACTGAGGCCAATGCGGATGCAGCGCTGGCCACCACCAACGGCGAGGCCCAAGTGACGCTGGCAGCTGGGCAGGTGACGCTGGCCACAACGCAGGCCAACAGCGCGGCCAACAGCGCGACAACGGCCACCACGCAAGCGGGTATCGCCACCACGCAAGCGGGCAATTCTGCGATCAGTGCAACAGCATCCGATGCCAGTCGCATTGCCGCAAGCAAGCTCAACTTGGGCAACAAAGCCACCCCGCCCACGCTGGACAATGAGGGTGCCGCGCTGCTGGCAGGTGCCACATACTACGACACAGCGCTCAATAAGTGGCGGGTGTGGACAGGCACCGCATGGGGCGATGGCATCAGTGCCGTGGCGGGCGTGTCCAGCGTCAACGGCCTGACGGGCGATGTGACACTCCCACCCACCCAAACACTTGAGTACGACAGCCGCGCCGACCTGCGCAGCCAAACCCCTACAGTCGGGGCGCTTGCCATTGTTAAAGGCCTGGGCCTGTTCGTCTGGCAAAGCGCCAGCACCGAGCCCGACGATGACGAATCGGCATTCGCCACCGCGTCGGGCGTGTGGCTGCTGGAGGCCGTGAGCTGGGACGTGACCGCCGCCTGGAACTCGCCCGACGAGCAAGCGCAAAACGACGACGACGAAGACGAGCCGCTGCGCTTTGCCAGCAGCTTTGCCAGCAGCTTTGCCGCCCGCGTGTTGACCGGCAGCGCAACATGCGCGATCACCAGCGTTGGCGCATCGACAAGTATCGCATTTACAGGCACTGTGACCGGCGCAGCCATTGGCGACCGAGTGATTGCAACCCCGCCAGACCAGTTAGGCAACACCGCAGGAGACACAGGGCGCTTGTCGTATCACGCCTGGGTCAGCGCAGCCGACACGGTGACCGTCATGCTAACCAACGCCAGCGGGGCGACTGCCACAACAAACCCGCTGATTCGTGCCACTTGGCCGATCACCGTCATCAAATCGTAAAAGGAAAACATCATGCCAATGGTTCGCGCAATGCGTATGCTTAACGCAATCGAAGCCGGTACAACAACCGGCGCACAACTGCAAACCCTACTTACCGATGATCCGGGGCGGCTGGCTGAATTGAATGTGCTGCTGGGGATGCGCGGGCAGGCGCGGCGCATGGCTGCATCCAGCACAGCCATGACAGCGGTAGCTGCATCCAGCGCGGCAATGAATGCGGTAGCCGCATCCAGCACGGCCATGACAGCGGTAGCTGCATCCAGCGCGGCCATGACAGCAGTGATCGCATCCAGCGCGGCAATGACAGCGGTGGGTGACAGTGCTACAGCTACCGACGCAATCAATGCAAGTCAGACAGCAAGCACTGCGGTTTACAACGGCAACAACGCTGGTCTATTCCTAAACCGCCTGCGTATTCGTGGTGGACTTGATTCTGACGCAACGCTCAATGGGCTGACTACGATAACAGCAGTGGCTGCATCCAGCACGGCCATGACAGCGGTAGCTGCATCCAGCGCGGCCATGACAGCAGTGATCGCATCCAGCACAGCGATGACAGCGGTCGCTGCATCCAGCGCGGCCATGACAGCAGTGGCTGCATCCAGCACAGCGAAGATGGCCGTGTTCAACAGCGACACAGCGCTTGCCGATATTGCCGCATCTGCCACCGCGTTGACCGCCATGCGCGCCGCTGCTCAGTATGCCGTCTATGAATCGGCAAATGGGTATCTCATGTCGCCAACCGCCTTAAACGGCACAAACGCCTCTGCGTCTTACATTGCCCTCGGTGTGAGCACCAGCGACAACTCGAATGGCGCGACCATCACGATTGCCACCCGCCGCATTGGCAGCGCTCGCGCAAACACGCACCTGACAGACGTTACCAGCGTAGGTTTAACCACCGCGCTCGGGGCGTTGGTGATGCCGATGGTGACGCCGTTCACATTCCAAACAACCGACGGCAGTACCCAAACTGGTCGCGTTGGCATGTTGCGCTGCGACATCTAAAGGCAAACCATGAAACTCCTAATCCAAAACAACCGCATCGCCGGAACCGCAACCGACGCTTACACCGGCCCGGATGTGTTCATTGACGCGCCTGCTGAATTTGATGTACTGCGCCTGGGTGAGTACAGCTTTGCCGATGGTGCGCTTACTGCCCCCGCCCCGATCTCACCCCAAACCGCAGCCTGGGAGCGCATCAAAGCCGAGCGCGACCGGCGCAAGGGGCTTGGCGTCAAAGTCGGCGCGCACTGGTATCACAGCGACGCAGACAGCCGCTTGCAGCAGATTGGCCTGTTCATCATGGGCAGCAACGTGCCCGCCGTTGCGTGGAAAACGCTCACGCTGGCCGGCCCGCCTGTGTTTGTGACGATGACGCAGGCCATCGCCGGGGGCATCTTTCAAGGCACCGCAGAAAGCGACGCAGCCATCTTTGCAGCGGCTGAAACACACCGCGTAGCGATGGAAGCGAGCGACACGCCCGAGAGCTACGACATCACCAGCGGCTGGCCCGCGTCAATCGAGGACGCGCTGTGAAGCTCGCACTCAAGCACGCACCACCCACCGGCTTCTGGAAGCGCGCATTCCACGCGATCACTGCCGCACGGCTTGTCACCCGCTACCCCCACGCGGGCATCGTGATCGACGGCGACCTAATGCACAGCAATCTTGCCAGCGGGCTGCACATAGAGCCATTCCGGCCCGAGGGGTGGGACTTGTTTGACCTGGGCGACGCTGACGAGCTGGCCCAGGCTCGCTTCCTAGATTTCGAGGGCACGCCTTACGACTGGTTCAGCCTGCTTGCTTTCGTTTTGCCGTGGAATGTTTCCGACAGCTCGCGCATGTACTGCTATGAATGGTGCTGGCTCGCCATCACCGGGGTGAATCCGCGCCGCCGGGTGACGCCCGAAGATTTGCTGGCGCTGATTGCTTCTAAAAAATAAACCCGAAAGCGAAAAAATGACGATCGAAGCAACTATCGCAAGCATGGGCAGCAAAGCAACTTACACGGGCGCAGGCGTGACGATCGCAGTCGCTGTGCAAGTTGCGTTTGGCCTGTGGCTCGGTGACTGGTTCGCAGGCGCAGCGCTGGCCTGCACCTGGTTTGTCGCCCGCGAGCACACCCAGGCCGAATACCGATGGATCGCTAAGTTCGGCAACGGTAAACGCGCAAACCTGACCGCAATGGGCTGGGCAGATAAGCGCATCTGGAATTTTGGCTCGGTGCTGGACTTTGCTGCGCCAATTGCCGCTTGTGTTGCTGTTTACTTTTTTCAGAGCTTTATATGACACAACCCAACCCACCCCCGAGCCGCCTGACCTTCGACCCGACCATCAACGCGGGGCACCTGCTGACATTCGCCGGGTTTCTCGTGACCGGCTTCGTCGCCTACGCCACGCTTGACAAACGCATCACGGTTGTTGAGCAGCGCACAGTGACCGCAGAGGAGCGAATCGTTGAGCAGGACAGCCGCACAAATATCACCCTGGCGGAGATAAAGCGTGATGTGAGAGAGACCAACATCGCCGTAAACCAGCTGGCTCGTGAGCTAGCGAAAGGTAAGCCATGAAGCTGATTGACGACTGGCCTCGGGCTTGGCGGTTTTTAGTCGTTCAGGTTCAAATCATCGGCGCGGCGGCGATGGGCGCTTGGCTTGTGATGTCAGAAGAAAACAAAGAGTCGCTGATGGACCTGTTCGGCCTGCCAAGTGATAAAGCTGTTGCCGTAACAGCACTTGTGGTTTTCCTAGCAGGCATTTTTGCACGTGTGAAATTGCAGCCTACGCTGCACAAAAAGGACACCCAATGAATGTCAACGTTGACAAATACATCACAAACCTCATGGTTCGAGAGGGCGGCTATGTTGATCATCCCGCAGATCGGGGCGGGCCAACAAATCACGGCATCACCGAGCTAGTGGCGCGCGCGTTTGGCTACCACGGCGCCATGCAAGACCTGCCGTACTCGTTAGCGCGCCGCATTTATCTGGAGCGCTACTGGGAAGCGCCTGGGTTTGACAATGTGAGCGAGTACAGCGTGCCCGTGGCCGAGGAAATGCTCGACACCGGTGTGAACATGGGTCCAGCAGTGGCCGGCCGGTTTTTGCAGCGAGCGCTCAACGTGCTCAACAGCGAGGGCAAGCATTACCCCGACGTTGTGGCCGATGGCGCTGTTGGCCGCATAACTATTGCCGCCCTGCGCGCTTACCTCAGCGCGCGTGGGAGAGATGCCCACACCGTGCTGTTGCGGGCCTTGAATGCACAGCAAGCGGTGCGCTACATCGAGATTGCCGAGGGCCGCCCAAGCCAAGAATCATTTGTTCACGGCTGGCTGCTGCACCGGGTTTCCTAAACCTGACTGAACAACTGACTTACCCCACTGAAAGGCCACGATGAATGCCATTCTGTTATGTGTTGTGATCCTGTTGTCTGGCTGCTCGACCATGGATGGCGTGAATGCCACCCGAGACGAGCGCCGGGCGTGCGCAGCGGAAACATGCTCAGTTTGGACGGACAGAGAGCTACGAGTGCTGATCCAGCGCGCGATGGAAGAGTGCTACAAGGCAGGTACAAACCCCAACGGGCGGGGAGCGTGATGTGGACACTTCTAACTTCCCGACTAGCTGCGACCACGGCTATCAGCATATTACTTGCCGCTGGTGTTTTGTACGCGCACAGCAGCGGAGTGCGATCCGGGACGGCAGCTACCCAGGCGCAATGGAATATCGAGCGCCTGGCGCAACAGACGGCCCGAGCGAACCAGGAAGCGAAAAACCGACAGACCGAGCTGGAGCTGAATGATGCCGTCGAAGTACATGCCCAAGAAATCGCCGCGGCTAATGCGGCTCGCACTGCTGACCGTGTCGCTGGCGCTGTTGTTGCTGTCCGGCTGCGCGACGCCGCCCGCGCCACCGCCGAGCTTGCCAGTCAGGTCCGCGCAGATGCCAACGCTGCCGAGGTACGCGCAGCAGCCGCCGATGCCGCCCGAGTGCTCGCCGACGTGTTTGAGCGCGCTGAACGAAGAGCGGGAATATTGGCTGACGCTGCTGACAACGCCCACTTTGCCGGTGCCGCCTGCCAGCGCAGGTACGGCGAAGTTCGAGAAGCCATAAACCGCTGATGTGACATACTGCGCACCCAGAGCGCAAGTAAAAAATAATTAACCAACGGAAAGGACGGTGACCATGAAGCCAGGACTGTATGCAAACATCAATGCGAAACAAGATCGCATCAAAGCAGGGTCGAAAGAGAAGATGAACCCGGTCGGCTCCAAGGCCGCGCCGTCTGCCAAGGACTTCAAGAAGTCCGCAGAGACGGCCAAGAAGCGGTAAGCCAGCTCACACAGAAAAGCCCGCCAGGAAACTGAGCGGGCTTTTCCTTGGCCTTAAAAACTACAGCCGAGCTGAGATGCTCGATGCCGTCTCTCTGTAGTAGCGAGACAAAAGCAGGTTCAAATCTTTGTGGCGCGATATGCGCGCAAGGGTCATTACGTCCATGCGCCGGGCAAGCAGGGTCAACGCCGTGGCCCGCGTGTCGTGGAACGTCAAGCCCCTGACCAGAAGCTCATGGATCATTCGGCTGAACAGCGCACTCCCCTCATTCGCGCCGACCGTGAACCCAGGCAGTGGCAGCAGCAGCTTGCGAGCCCGCCTGGGCACTGGCACCACCACCGGCTTGGTCTCGGTCTTGCTCAGGGGCAGCACCAGCACCTGTCTCTTGGCATCGTAGGAACAGGTCAGCACTTCTTGCAAGCGCAGGCCGGTGTGCAGCGCGATGCGAAACGCCTGCTGCATCTCTGCCGTCTTGCCACTGCGCCGCGCACGCAGCACCCGTTTGATGAGCTGCCAGGACCACACCGGCTCACGCGCTGGGTTTTCCTTGGGGAGTCGAACGCCGTCGAATGGGGACTCTCGTACCCACCGCCATTCGCGCACGGCGAGACGAAACATATTTCTGTGCAGGTTCACTTCGCGCAGCACCGTGGACCCACTCACGGTTTCCAGCCGCTTGTCACGCCATTGGCCGATGGCCTCTGCGTCGAGGCTGTCAAGCGGCACATCCCCGAAGTGCGCCAGCAGTGCATCCAGGCGGCGGGTCTCCCACAGCACGGCTTTGACCTTGGTCGGGCTCACGGTGTCAAGGTACTTGCGACACGCCTCGCCCAGCGTCTTGCCGCGTGTCTGGCCTGCGTCGATCTCAGCCTCAACGCGCTGCGCCCACTGCTGCGCCTCCCGCTTGGTGGGCCAAATCGCGCTCTTGCGAACGCCCCTTTTGGCGACCTGTGCGCGCCAGCGGTCGCCATGCTTTGTGATGCTTGCCATGTACTCCCCACGATGCGTAAACCTGTGGGGAGTATGTAGCAAAACCAACAAATAAAACCAACAATCAACAACAACGAGATGCGAAGCGCGGATGCATAACCCGTTGATTTACCTCATAAAACGACAATCGGGAACAATAACCAAAGACTGTCAACTTACTTGATGGTGCCCGGGGCCGGAATCGAACCTCATAGCAGAACCGTGGGGAAATGCGTAAAAAATGCGTGATTCACCGGGATTGAAGTTTCGCCTGACGCTTGAGCCAGCCGTCAAAATCCCCGCGACTCCAGCGCCGATTCTTCTGTGAGATCGACAGTGCGGGCCTGGGGAAGTCGGCTCGCTTGACTATTCTGTCGCGCACGTATGCCGGGGTCAGGCCCAGCGCCGCGCCAAGGTCGGACAGGGTCAGTAGCTCGCTCACGATCGCTCCTTGAAGTGTGACAGTGCGCCCATCGACTGATGCTGCTTGTGATCGTCGGCACCAGGGCGCACCGACTCCCACGATTCTGGCGTGTAGGGGCGGTAAACAGACGGCCTTTTGACGAGAGCTGTGCCTTCGGGAACCGGGGCTATTGTCTTGACTGAAACCGTGACAGCCTTGTCTGGAAGCACGCTACAAAAGCCATTGGCTTTGCAAAGCTCGGTCAGCTCATACCGCCATTCAATGCCCGGTCGGCCCGTCATTTTGCACAATCCTTTGGTGCGCAACGCTTTAATGAGTAAGTCAATTGAATTCTGGCTCTTGCCGTATTTCGCAAGACCTGCGGCTATCTCTGCACCGCTGCTTTTTGGATTTTCTTTGAGGAAATCCACCACCTGTTGTTGATAGCTTTGCACGCTCACGATTGATCCTCTTTTGAAAATGTTGGCAGCTCGCGCCAGTGAGTCCAGTGATCGCAGTTTCGGTAGATGCTGTACGTCGCCACGCCTGATGGCCGGTGAATAAGTTGCAGCTTCACGCCGCGTGGTTTGTCTTTGTCGATGTCAAGCCAGTGGTAAGCGCGGTCCACGGCTGCGGTGCCACTGCTGTTGATGGCGTTCATTTCTGCCCCGACAAAATCTCACGCTCAAGAACTTCCGACGCCTCAAAGATCCGCTCGTGCAGGTAGTCTGGCATCGGTTTCCCGCAACTGAAACCCCAGGATTCGAGCGCACTGAGTAGGCGCATCATTTGAAGCAATTCGGGTGTGGTCATGGCTTTTCCTTGATGCCGTGTTTGGCTTCTATGTCTGCGACAATATCCCGAAACGTAAACAGCGAACACAGCGGATCAGTTTCTTGATACAGGTCTAGAATTTGATCGCGATTTAGCGGCTTCTGTGCTGGTGCTGGGTGGGTGTAGAGTGAAATATTGCCATATTTGCCTTTTGCCGCGTAAGCCTCATTCAAGGCATCGCACATTGACCGATTAGCTTGAAACTCCCAATCGTCCAGCGACTCGCCGTAATAAGTGCCGACAAAGAGAACGCCTACAGGCTCTTGCCCGCTGGCAAGATTTGCTTCTAAGTCCAGAAAAGTTTTTGTGCGGTCAACAATTGTTGCCGTCTGCTCACGGCATAGTTGCTTTCCCTTTTCTAACTGCGCCTCAAGCTCGGCAATGCGCGAACGCAGCGCCTCTATTT